GTTTCGATCGTTCAGCTCCTGCGTGTAATCGCTCTTGAGCGTCGCGAGCGACGTGTTCGCCGGTGCGCTCATCCACGCGTTACGCTCACGACCCGCGCGAGCTGCGAGGGGGAGATGCTGCTTAACCTCCTTCATCTCGTTAATCGCGTTGGTCCACGCGACGAGGATCTGGAAGTCACTCGCCTCGATGGTCTGGAGCGCGTCGGTCCAATCACTCAGAACAACAGCGCTCGACGCGCCTCCTGAGAGTCGCACGTTCACAGACGCGTCGCCGTCGCTCTGCGCGAGTCGCTTAGTCCCACCGCTCGCGCGCTCTACGCTGACGAGCTGAGAGGGAGCGAGCGCTTGGATCACCGCGTACAGATCAGCGCGCAACGTCGCTTTATTCCCGACCGCGATAATATCGGATGAGGTGAGCGCGTCGATCTCGTCTGCGGGATACGAGCGCCCCGCGTCATACGTCGCAGTAAAGCCCGAAAGCCCGTTGATCGCCTCGATCATCTCGCGGAGGTTCACGAACTCCGAAGGGGTAAACGCGATACTCCCCGCGATGTCGAGCGTCCCTGTGTATGCGTTGTCTGAGGTGCTCACAGTGATCGAGGTGATCGCGCTGTATGTGTTCGCGCTGTCTTGAGCTGTACCGACGCCCGCTACGAACGTGAGCGTCTCGGTCGCGGCTGCGCCGTCCTCGTCGAGTCCGACGATCACGACATCGACCGCGCTCGCGTGGTCGGTCTCGTTGAGCTCGATGTTCAGCGTAGAAGAGGAGCTCATGTCGGCGACGTTCACGCTCAGCGCTCCCGCGCTCACCGCTGCCGTCTCCTGAGTCCATGAGATCGAGAGCGCAGAGCGAGACGCGCTCAGCGACACGAGAGAGAGGAGCGAGCCCGCGTAGTATAGAGACGCGAGATCTCCGCTCTCGATGCCCTCGAAGGTCTCCTCGATCGAGTCGCGCTTGATGACGATCTTCACTTGATCGCTGTTCACGTTCTCGACGTCGAGCGTAACGCGGTTCCCGCGCTCGCCATACACCGATGATTTGACGCTCAGCGCGTCGCCTCCGTCGGTGTCGAGTAAGGTCGCGCTCGCTTGCGTCGTCCCCTGTACGTTCAGGAACGAGAGCGAGTTCGCGCCCGCCGGGATGCGGTCGTCGAGTGATGGAGAGAACGCGAGTCGCGCGAGCTGTGCGAGCTCTGGATCCGTTGGATCATACGCGACGAGGTTCGACGCGCTCGTGAACGTGAGCGCCTCGGATTGTTTGAAAGAGGGGAACGCGCCGACGATGCAGACGTTTCCCGTACTCGGCTCTTGACCACCGAGCGCAGAGGCGTCGACGGTCGCGTATACCGCGGGACGGAATACGCGGAGCCCGTTTAGATGAAGTGATGACGGCATTTAATCCTCCTATAGATTCGCAGTGAGTATATCACACATCGACGCCCCCCGCCGTTCCCGATGCGTCGGTTTGGTCGCTCGAGAGTACGAGGATCTCGTCACCAGAGTAAACATCCACGTCGAACTCAGCCGACGCGGGGATCGTGATCGAGACGCGTCGGTCCGCTGTGACCGTAACGCGCCGTATATAGAGCCCGAGCTCCTCCGCTGCGAGGTCCTCCTCGGGAGCGAGCCCCGAGGCTCCCCCATACTCGACGAGATGATATCCGGCGCGATGAAGCGCGCGTCGAGCGATCGCGATCGACGCTCTCGTGAGGACATGGTACACGCGCGCCATGTCAGCCGAGCGCGCCATAATGAGCACCTCGACCGTCTCGCGGATCAGATACGAGTCGACGCCTCGCCCCTGGTCGTCTCTCGTGTCGAAGTCACCGAGGACCGTCTGCGTCACGCGCTCATCTTGCGGACTGACGACTAACATCGGAGCCTCGTCAGTCCCTCGCGTGTTGCGTGTCCTGAACAGTGGGTAATGTTGCGAGAGCTCAGCGAACCACGCGCCGAGCACGTCGTCACTCACTCCCACGAACAGCGCGCGAAACTCAGCCTCGCGCGTCTTGTAGTAACCGAAGCCCGCAGCGAGCGCGCTCTGTGCGTTGAGGTCGAATAACATTAGTACACCTGAGAGATGAGCGTCGGGAGCTCCCTCGACACGTCGTCCATGATTCGGCGCGGGGTGATCCCTGAGCTCATCCACGCGTCGGGGTGAGTGTTCGCGTAGCTCGCTGTGCGCCACGTCCGATACCCGCTCGTCTGCGTGCGCGCTCGACCTCCCGCTCCTCGAGAGTACGTGGACGCGAGTCGCACAAGACCCGCGAGCGGGTCGGTCACGTGGTGCGGTTTCAACTTGAGCACTTGCCCCTCGGGGAGTCGCCCACCGTAGCGCGTCCGACGGTTGGCGTCGGTCGTCGTCGCCTGAAGCCTGCGCGCTGCGTTCGCGATCAGCGAGCCGTAGTTCGCTTTAAGGTCCTTCGCTTTGTGTCCGAAGGGGACATGTAAATAGAGCCCGCCGTCCTTGCGTCGGCGTATGTTACGCGTCGACGCTTGGAGTAGGTATTTACGGACATCATACGGCCCCGTCGTGCCGATCCCCCCGCTCCCCATCCCCTGCTCGACCATGTGCGCGATGATCGCGGTGGAGGGTGACGCGGGTAATCCGCAGATGAAGCCAGACGGTGAGACGTCGCGCACCTGAAGCGAGCGCAGGTACGCAGCGCGCGTCGAGTTCAGCTTGTTACGCGCTCCCGCGCTCCACTCGGCGAGCACGAGGTCCGCGAGCGTCTGCGATCGACGTCGCGACTCAGCGGGTGAGAAACCTAACGCAGCGAGTAGCGCGTCCGTGTTCGCTTCGATCTGAGGCATCTCATCACCCCATGAACTCGAGCGAGCACTCGACCTGGATCGGGAGCGTGATCGGCGCCTCGGTGGGGCTCTTACGTCGCCGTGTAGAGTCGCGATGAGTGTGAGGGTGAGAAGCCACATAATAACGAGGACGCGCATAATACGAGACACTGTATCGCAGACCCTCCGCGGGCGCTGTACCGCTCGCGTCGCCGAGTGAGAAGTCGAGCTCGCCGTCGTCAGTAACGGTAAAGTCGACGCCCTCTGTTAATGCGTTAGCCTCGGCGCTCAAGCCGTTCGCGTCGGCAAACTGCAAGCGCAACACGCGCACGACGGTCTCGCCCGTCGCGAGATCCAACGTCCGTGACTGGATCGGATAGCGTACCGCCTCGATCGCGTTCGCCGTTCGTGTCTGTGTCTCTCGAAACACGATCACGGAGTCGACGATCTCGAAGCGATCACCGAACGCGGGGAGGTGCTCGGGGAGCGTCGTGATCGACACCATCCCTCGAGCGTACTCGCCATACACCGCGAATGTGTCTGTCTTGCTCGATCCGGATGTCACGATCGCGCGGATCGTCTGCTCGCTGTGCCAGAAGTACCCGCGCCCGTCACACAGCGGACAATCGGGTCGAGCCTCGCCCGTCTCAGTAGACGCGCTCGAGTAGCTCAGATCGAGCGTGAAGTCGCTCGCGCTTCGAGCGCAAGGACACTCCGCGCACTGCGCCCACGTCAGATCGACCCCTTTCGCGAAGATGTGTTTTCTGAATCGCTCAGGATCGAAGTCGACGCGCGGTCTAACCTTCGTCGGCTCTCTGCTAGGAAACGTCGTCATCAGATCACACCGAACTGAGTGACGCGATACTGAGAGCGTAGACCGTTCATAAGTAGCTTGTATTGCTTGTCGAGGCTCTCAGCGCGCGCCGAATACCCCGAGTACATCGCGGAGGACGTCGTGTCGATCGACGTGCTCAACGAGTCAACGCTGACAGACTGCGACGCGATACCCGCGCCGAGGATCAAGTCACCGGCGACGTGTAAGAGTAGGAGCGTCGCAGCCTTGATCGCGACGGCTTGTTTGAGGTCCGCGGGGAGCGTGTCGAGCGTCCACGCGATCACGAGGTCCTCTGCGGGCGCGCTCGTTACGCTGAGCGTGAAGCCCTCATTCCCTCGACCGCTTACGCGTACCGTCGATTGATCCGTCGTGACCTGGTACGAGAGGAGCACGCGCGAGTCGAGCGTGACATCGACGCTCGTCTCCCCCGCGGGGATCGTCGCCGTCCCTGTGCGCTCGTCAAAGCCCGCAGTGTAGTCGAACTCGAAATACGCGGGGATGTAGTCGCGTGACTCGTAGATCCCGAAGCCGCCCATCAAGGGAACGCCCGCGCGGAAAAAGTACGAGCCGAGTGACTCCTCGCTCGGGATGAGGTGAATCTGCCCGTGTGTCGTCGAGGTCGCCGTGATCCACGACGTAGGCACGTCCACCGGCTGAAACGAGCCGAACCTGATCCGCGCAGCTTGGAACGAGATCACGGGGCGCGCGTCGAGTCGGAAGGGCCAGTACGAGAATTGACCTTGACGCTCGGCGTCGTGGCGCTCTCGCGTGACCTTGAACGGCTCGACATTAATTCCGAGATCGCTCTCGACGTGTCGTATAGCCGCTTGTATAGATTGGGTGTAGACGAGGTCCGGATAATCCGAACCGTCGTCGAGCGTGAGGTCGATCCCGAGGAGCGTCGTACTCTTTAGAAACTCGGGAGTGATCTGCGAATAGATACCCATGTGATCGACCTCTCTCGCTCTCAGTCCGCGGAGCTCTGGCGCTTAGTGGCGCGCTTTCGCTTCTTCGCGGGTGCGCTCTCCGTGGGTGCGTCGTCGACCTTCGTA